TGATCGCACCCGTCTCTGAAGCTGAACGCACAAAAAAAGCACGTTACGCTGGGATGGCCAACATGCATAACAAAAAAAAAAAAAAAAAAAAAAAATAAAGAGAAGATATAACTCTCACACTCCCGACAGCCCAGTGTCCTATTCCGATGACAAAGGGCTGAAAGTGCCCCTATTGCCTCATGGGAGAGTCCCTCCCCTAGCTGTAAGTCCTTCGGAATGAACGAGATAGGTCGAATCGGGCAGGGGGGAAAGAGGGCGGAATGAGTAGGGTATCAGTAAGGAAATAGTAGAGAATCCGGTCGTATACGGTTCCGTTATAAATCTGATAGCATATTTGCTACATACAATAAGTCATGCCACTACCAGATATAATCAACATTAAGAGGACAATCGCAGAACTCCTCTATATTATCTATCTCCTCGCTAACGACTCCTGATTCAGTATTCCTGAAGTAATTATCTGCCTCCTCAACAGTATGAACGCGCTTCATACCATTAGCTACAGTAGAAAGCGCGTGTAGGAAATCATAAGCTAGATTGTTATTAGCTTTGATAATGATATCATTATCGCCGCGAGCTGTAATGGAATGATATTGCCACAGGACTTTCATATTCCCTCCAATAGTTACAATAAGCAAAGCGCCAGCCATATATAAAAAAATTCCCGGCGGAGATTTTCACCCCGCCGGGGATACTGAATAGGGGACTCAAGAGTCTAGTTAGTTCGAGTCTGCCGGAGGTTCCTGGGAGTCAGTCTCAGGAACAACAGCGGTTGCTGCGCGGAGGGCCTGAATCTGCTTGCGTGCGACATCTTCCGGGAACCCCAGACGAATGTAATCACGCACCATACGTTCAACGATGTCTTCCTCAGATACCTCGGAAGGCCGATACGGCAGAAGGGCTGCCTGATACGCATTACTGCGTGAATTGGCCTTGAGAATGTCGTTTACCATTCCGACCACAGACCATTTCTTATCTGTGATGATGGTTTCCGCTTCCGTCTGATTGTCGCAAACGGAATACTCGAAAGTCTTCTCTACCTTTTTCCCTGCCTCTGGATGGCCTTCAGGAACCGAAAAGGTAAACTTGGCGATTTTGGTCTGCATCTGAGTTGTCCTTGTTTGGTGACAACTCCCGAATCCCCTATTCAGTTTTCAAAGAACCGACTCGCTACCCTACTCTATTGCATCTGCCATGCCAGCATTCGGCCTGAAAACTCGCTTATTTCCTAATGTTTTCGCGTCGATATTCTCAACAGTTTAATGGAAGCATCATAGAATGTGGCCAAAACTGTCCACTTTCGAGACAGGGACGCTATCCCCCTTCCTGTCAGTCACTTACGACCCTCATAAATCGTTGTCTCAAAGTGACACGAGGCAACATAAATTGGAGTATGATATTATTATGACAATTGCGTGGTAAATGTATGACAAAATTCTAACTTGTTTATTTTCAATAGGTTACAGCCACGTATGCAAGTAGTATACCGGAGTATCCCGCAGCGCAATTATTAAAAGTTGGCATGGAATTTGCCTCTATAGCAATCATCTGACTTTCCCTAATATTAATTCACTACCACCCATCCCAATTTTCTAGGAAAAAAACGAAAATTTGACTTTGCTTCGCTGCGCTTAGACTATGGAGTGTATAGAAATTTGACTTTCAGTCTGACTCATGCTAGCATGGTGCATGAGAGGAAAGCTCTGAACATTCGACTTCCGGAATAAAAGGAGTTTCAAAATGGGGACTAACTCAACATTCTCTGCTACTGTAACTGCTAAGACTGGACCTGCTAAACAGATTACTTCTCTTGCATTGACTGGACTTACATCTATTCGCGTAGATGTGAAGCGCGAGGTCATTCAGTTGTTTGAGGGTAGTGAAGCAGGCGCACCTACTTATGAATTTGACCTTCATGGTGTCACTACGATTACTGACACTATCGCGGGTGGAGTTCATACTATCGTTATCTCATAATTCGATTCGATTCGCTCATATAAACGGAGTAAAATATGAGTATGGGAATCGTATCTGATAAGGATTTCGATAAGGCACTAAGTGATGTAACTCCATGTCCTCCACTTCCTCTAGGTGGAGTTAATGGGATAGGTGTCGCTATCGTTCCAATTAATAAAGGACGAGGCGAAGATAACGTAGAAGTCCCAGAAGGTTTACGAAAAATTATAGGTGAAGAAGCCACTATCAATGGACGGGCATCAGCCCTAGATTTAGCAGACAGATTCGGTGTTAGTCCTTCCTCAGTTTCAGCCTACACTCACGGTTCCACTTCTACAGCTACATATGATGACCGTCCTAATCTAGCTCATATTAATGAAGCTAAACTCCGCGTAGCTAAGAAGGCTCGAAATAAACTAATCATAGCTCTCAATTCTCTTACGAAAGAGAAGATTGAGAATGCGAAGGCTAAGGATATTGCGGGTGTAGCTAAGGATATGGCTGCTGTCATCAAGACTATGGAACCTGAACAGTCTAAGAATCCAACTGGTAATACTGGACCTACCTTCATTTTCTATAGCCCCCAGATGCGAAGTGAAAAAGTCTTCGATATAGTTCAGGTAAAAGAATGACCGAAATATATGAGGAAAAGATAGATGACCATCACAACCTTCTAATTATAGCAGGCACTATTCTTGCTGTTGCTGTAGTTATTGGAAGTGTTATAGTTATTCTATATAGCACCAGAGAGGATGCAATTACTATTGTAGGATTACTATTGGCTTTCGTTACAGCTACACTATCTTCAATGTATGCTGCTTTCAAAACTAGTCAAACTTCTAATCATGTGAAGGACTTGACGATTGCAGTTAATGGTAGATTGAGTCAGTTGATGGAATCTTCTAAGCGTGCAGATTTCGCTGAAGGTGTAGCTGCGGGTAGAACAAGGGAAGAAGAACGAGTTAAGAACTCGGAGTAAATATGGAACTCCTATCAATCGGTGGACCTCATACTCTTGTGCAGAATACAATCTATGCACTACCCGCGCGTCGTTGTCTCCTATTTGTAGACACAGCAGGCGCGGCACTAGAACAGTCCAATACTGATGTGATGACAGCTGATGTGAACATTACACTAGTAGATGGACAGAAAGAAGTAGCTGGAGGATTCATTCGCTCTACTGCTGCTAACTGTATCATTACTCTCAGGCCATGCTAATGGGACTGGGTAATCTAATTAATCTGTATCGTATACAGAAATTATATAGTTTACTAAGAAAGGCGAAGGATAATCCTAAACTATTAAATGATATTAAGTGGTGGAAAGAAGTATTCGATACTGCGTTATCTATAAAGGAGATGCAAGAAATGCTAAAGACTTACAAGACTTACATCATTGCCGCGATTATTGCAATTCTCGCGGGGCTTCATGCTGCGGGTTATATTGACGAGGCTACTTATCAGACTCTCCTTGCACTATTGGGTGCAGGTGGATTGAGCACAGTAGCCGCGAAGATTAATCGTATTCAGACTGATGTTAAGAATAATGAAGCTAAGAGAGTTCTAACTGATATTAATGCTCGTAATGGTAACTAAATGAGTTTCGACCGAGGATTCTGGCGACCAAATAGGAAACAGGAGATATTTCTAAGTCTTCCTAATTCTATATTTGAAGCATTCTATGGAGGAGGAAACGCGAGTGGAAAGTCTGATGTGTTGTTAGTCTATGGACTTATACACAGATGGCATGAACATCCGACCTTTAAACAAGTATTCATGCGTCGGACTTTTCCCGAATTACGGAATGAAATCGTCCCAAGAAGTAGAGAAATATATCCCAAATTCGGGGCGACTTTCAATAAGACTGACATGGTTTGGACCTTTCCTAGACCCGACCAAATCGGTGGAACTGGTGGTTCAAATGAAGGTGCGATGATTTTCTTAGGTCATTGTGAGGAAGAATCAGATGTTCACAAATACGACTCAATGGAAATCAATTTATTCACACCCGACGAACTTACGTCTTTTACGGAATACATATATCTTTATATCGGTTTCACGCGCGTTAGGACAAAAGTCCCTGAACTACCTGCTATCATTAGGGCCGCTGGAATGCCGGGTGGAATTGGACATACTTTTGCAAAGAAACGATTTGTAACTCCTTATCCTGATGGTGGAAAGATAATCATAGGTAAGGGAAATGTCAAACGGTTTTATGTTCATTCTACTGTCAGCGATAATCCTCATGCTGACCCTGAATACTCTGCTCGTCTGGATGGCATACCATCGGAAGCAGAACGTAAGGCCAGGAAATTTGGAGATTGGGATGCTTATCAAGGACAAGTCTTTGATGAATTCCGAGATAGGCATTATCCTGATGAGCCAGAAAACGCGCTACATGTTGTCCCACCCTTTGCAATTCCCGACTGGTGGCCTAAAATGGTTATCGGTGACTGGGGATTCGCGGCGATGACATATATTGGGTTCTATGCTATTTCACCAACTAAGAAACTGTATCTATATCGTGAACTTTACTGGTTGAAAACTAAGATTGAGGAATGGGCACCAATCATTAAATCATTTGTAGAACGTGAGAATCCTAAAGTTATTAAGTTTTGTAGGTCGGCAAGTCAGGATAGAGGGCAAGAACATACTATCCAACAGCAGATTGAGGTTGCATTAGGGAGGTCAATAGAACTGAGTAACAATTCTCCTGGTAGTAGAATCTCAGGAAAGATGCTCCTACATGAATATCTGAGATGGAGGCAAAAGCCGATTGTTCCACCATCTGATTTGCCGACCTATAGTGAGGAATACGCTCAGTGGGTTTTGAGGAATAAAGGATTAGAAGATTATAAGGCATATCTTAGAATGTTTGACCCTCCCGAGGAGGAGAAGAATATTCCTAAGTTGCAGATATTTAGATGCGAGGAATCTGGTAATCATGACGGACATCCTAATTGCTGTCCCTTAATGGTTGATGCTATTAGGGCTTGTAGTTATGATAAGCCTAAAGATAACAAACCTGCTGAGGATGTGGCGACATTTGAGGGTGATGACCCTTACGATGACTTGCGATATGCTTGTGATTCAGCAGAACGTTATTTTATAGAATCAGTTCAGGAATTTGAGAAAATTCAGAGACAGGAAATGTTAACGGAGATTCTCAGCGGAAATAGAGATTGGACAGCCTATTATAGGAATATGCGTTCTGTTGATGCTGTCCCCAAGATGCAAGTAGTAAGTAGATTCCATCATGGACATAGGTGAGAAACTAGGCGCGGGGGCTGTATTAGCTATCATCATTGTGTGGACCTTTCTCATTTGGAACATGGTTAGTGGGGTTATATGAAAAGAATTCTTTTTGCAGCTATTCTGTTGTTCGTTGCATCAACTATATATGCACAGCCTCCTGTAACTGGAGCTAACAAAATAGGGTGGGACCAGCCTGCCCCAACATTGACAGAAGCTCAAGGATATACTTATAAATATTATCCTGACTCTGCGATAGTAGGGACTACTCTAGTTTCTGTAACTTGTGCTGGAACTGTTTCACCTTATCAGTGTGATGTTCTTTTTCCAGCATTTACACCTGGTCCACATAATCTTACACTTACAGCTAGTAATCTTGCGGGGGAGAGTGTTAAGTCTGCCCCTTTAAGTTTCGCTTTCGTCGTAACACCCGGCGCTCCTATCAACTTGAGGATTAAATGAGTAACTATTTTCACAAGCTATTCAATCCCCATTGTCCTCACTGTAAAGAGGAACTTGAGTATGCGCGAGTTTGTCTATCGTGTGAAACTCTTAGGGCGCAGCTTGAAATTTCTAGGATTGAAAATAAAAGACTTCTTGATAGGATTCTAGAAAAGCCTCAGCCCGAACCAGTATCAGTTCCAATGGAACCTACGCGACCAGTTAGTGTTCCTTGGAATGTTCGTAGACAAATGCTAGAAGCAGAAGATAGAGAGAAAGCTAGAATCCTACGAAGTGCTCCTATTCCTACGGAAGAACTTGAGAAGGACTTAGACCTTGCCACCGCCCAAAGAGAAGAAACTCGCTAATCCTTCTGCTGAGAAGCAGCGAGAATTATTCGATAAAACGGCTGCGGGTGTTATGGCTCGTATGCCCGAGGCTAAGCCTAATAAGACTCGTCCCTATAATGCTTTTGAACAGTATTTCATGGGCAAGGATACAGGTGGACTAACTTATCCCAATAATACTGTTGCTATCAATATGGATAGAGCACAAAATCCTGATGATATGATTGACCTTCTAGTTCATGAGTATACTCACACTAAGCAGAAACCACGAAGTTTGTGGCAGGCTTATAGAGAACGTAATATTCCGGTGAGCCAGCGTCCTGCGGAAAGAGAAGCTGAAGTTGCTAGTCTCAAGTATCCTTATAGACCTAAGGGTAGAGATATTCAGTTGAGGTAATCATGCCTCTATCTAAATATTACGGTGGTTCTGGCGAAAAAGTCATGTCGTCCATGAAGAAACGATATGGCAGTAAGAAGGGTAAAGAAGTATTCTACGCTACAGCTAATAAGCGTGGACTAGACGCGGGGCCATCTAAAAAGGTTAAGAAGGAACACGGAGTATAACAATGGCTGGACTTAATGTTGGTATGAGTAATATGGGTTCATTCAGGGGAATGCCTGAAACTAAAATTCCTAAACCTACACAGCCTGAACAGTCTCAGCGTATGAGTAGGGGTAATTTTAGGAATAATCAGGAACGCGGGCGGGGGAAAATTAATTCAGCTCCATCAATGGGTGGAGGTATTAATGTAGGTAGAACTAGTAATATGGGTATTCTTCCATCAGCTATGGACCCATACCGCACATATGGTTCAGTGTCAGGTGGTAGGATGACTCCTCCTGCTGACCCATATGGACAGAATCAGCCTATTAGATTTACTCCTGGTGGAGAATATGGTGGTGGGGGTCCATCTTCTAACTTTACTCCTCCTCCTATGATGGGTCCAAGAGACGGTAATTTTGGTGGTATGAATACTCCTTTGATGCCTCCGGGGGGAGGTTCTGGCGCTACTACTTGGCAGAATCCTACTAATCCTTACCTAGAGAGGGGTGGATTTACTGGGGGTCAGATGCCTCAGAGTGGAAGTGCTGGTATTAGCGCACCATCTACTCCAATTCCAGAAGGACAACTTCCGTATACTTATGGAGGACCCCTTCCAGGTATTCCTAATATGCCACAAGGAATGAATAGACCTAGTGGTGGATTTGGTGCTATGTATGGGGGTGGTGGTAATAGATTTCGTGGCGGACTCTTTTATTAATTAGAAATTCAAATGGCTAAAAAATACGACGAGGAAATCCAACGCCTCTTAAAAGAAGTGGTTAGTCACTTCGATGGAGAGGACCGTGAAATTAGAGAACGTCAAATTAGAACTTGGCGTAGACTAAAGTTATTTTGGGAGGGTTTCCAGAAAACTTGGTATAGTGAAGTTGCACATGATTGGCGTATCTGGGATGATACTCAATCAGAAGATACCCAACAGTCTTACTATGACAAGCCCATTAACGTCTTTCGAGCATATCTGGAATCAATCATCGCGGCTCTCTCTGTTGTTGTGCCTCCTGTTAAGTGTTATCCCGATGATGCTGATAATACTCTTGACTTGGCAACAGCTAAGGCCGGCGATAAAATTGCTCAGTTAATTTATCGACATAATAATGCTCAGTTGGCATGGCTTCATGCTCTCTTTATCTATTGCACAGAAGGAATGGTAGCAGGTTATACTTATCCTAAAGCTGATGAAAGTTTTGGAACTTATGCAGAGGATGAGAAGGAAGAAATAGAAGAACAACATCAAACTACTAATTGTCCTCAATGTGGATACATGATTGAGGATAAGCAACTTAATAATGAACTTGAAGAACTTCAAGAAGATGTTACGCAACGACAGCAAGAAGATGAGTTTACTACTGTTCTTAATCGAGACCCCGAAGATTATGAGATAGAGTTGTGTCCTGCTTGTGGGCAGGTCATTCAGCCAACAGTAAGTCAGGAGAGTTTCTTCGTTACTAGAATTGTAGGAACTACACATCAACCCAAAACTCGGATTATGATAGATTGTTTTGGGGGCTTGTATGTGAAGGTTCCAATTTATGCGAGGAAACAGGAAGATTGCCCTTATCTTATTTTTAGCTATGAAACTCACTATGCTAATGCTATTGAGAAGTTTCAGCATTTGCATGGTAAGTTATCTAAGGGAGAGAAACAGAGGATTGAAACTTCTGTTGGACCTAAAGACCCCTATGAACAGTGGGGCCGACTTAGCCCACAGTATCAGGGTTCATATCCAACTAATAATGTGACTATTCGTAATGCGTGGCTTCGTCCTGCGGCTTTTAATGTCCTACAGGATGAAGATGATGTAAATAAACTTAAGAAGGAATTTCCTAACGGAGCTAAGGTTTGTCTCGTTAATGATGAGTTTGGCGAGGCTTATAATGAGCAGTTGGATGATACTTGGACTCTTACTTATAATCCTCTTTCTGATTATCTTCATCATGACCCTCTGGGGTTGTTGTTGGTTAGCGTCCAGGAAATTACCAACGACTTAATCTCACTAACACTTCAGACTATTGAGCATGGAATTGGTCAAACATTTGCTGACCCTGGAGTATTGAATTTCAATGCTTATCGTCAGATGGAATCAGTTCCAGGGGGTATCTATGAGGCTATTCCTAAATCTGGTAAAACTTTAAGTGATGGATTTCATGAAATTAAAACTGCAAATCTTTCACCAGAGGTTCAACCATTTGCAACTCAAATTCAGGGACTCGCGCAACTTGTATCAGGCGCTCTCCCATCCTTGTTTGGTGGCTCACTACAAGGAAGTGAAACTGCATCACAGTATAGCATGTCTCGTGCGCAAGCATTACAGAGACTCCAGAATACCTGGAAGATTTTTACAATCTGGTGGAAAGAAATCTTTGGTAAAGTCATTCCCGCTTACATCCAAGAAGTAAAAGCGGATGAGCGTAACGTAGAGAGAGATTCAGAAGGTAACTTTGTCAATACTTTCATTCGTAAAGCAGAACTTGAAGGTAAGATTGGTAGAGTAGAACTAGAAGCTAATGAGAATCTTCCTCTAACGTGGTCACAGCAGAAGGATATCATTATGCAGCTTTTGACGGCTGCTAATCCTGAGATTCTTGCTGTGATTGGTTCACCTGAGAATCTTCCTATCATTCGTGAAGCTATTGGACTTACCGATTTCTTTGTTCCTGGAGAGGATGATAGAAACCATCAGTATGATGAGATTAAACTCTTGTTGGGTTCTGAACCTCTGCCTAATCCTATGGACCCATTGAATCCTGAGATTCCTTCGGTAGATGTTGACCCTATATTTGAGAATCATGCTATAGAGTTTGAGATTGTTCGTAAGTGGGCAGTTAGTCCTGCGGGTCAACAGGCTAAGATGGATAATGAACCAGGATATAGGAATGTTCTATTACATGGTAAACTTCATTATCAACTAATGCAGCAGAATATGATGATGCAACAGGCTACAGGTGAGGAGAAAGGTGCTGCTCCGCCTGAAAAGCCCAATCCTAAAGAACTTCAACCAGAAGCACCCATTCAAGGAGAATCTAATGTCCCTACCCAATCCTAATGTAACTATTTCTACTCCTCCGGTAACTGATGGTGATATGAATCATGAGGATGTAATTGATTTTTTGGGTGGAGAGGATGATACCGACAAAATCGAATTGGAAGATAAGCCTAAACCTCCTAAACCTGAAGAAGATGGCACAACGGGTATTCATGGTGCTGAGGGCGAAGAAGACGAAGATGGAGAAGTAGACGAACTACTTGAAATCGAACAAGAATTAGAAGGTCCAACAGAAGAACAGTTAGAGCTTGTAACTCCTGTTCGTAGAAAAGAGATACTTGCTAAGTATCCAGCTCTATTCAAGGATTTTCCTTATCTTGAGAAGGCATATTATAGAGAACAGCAGTTTACAGAGCTTCTTCCTACGATTGATGATGCTAAGGCTGCTGTAGAAGCCAAGCAGACTCTCGATAGGATGGAAGTTGATGTAATGGGTGGAAATACTCAACTTATTCTTAAGGCTGTTAAGGAACAGAATCCTAAGGGTTTTGCTAAACTAGTTGATGATTATCTTCCTACCCTCGCGCGTGTGGATGAGCAAGCATATTATCATGTGCTTGGTAACGTCACAAAGCATACTATCGTAGCGATGGTGCGCGAGGCTCGAAGGTCTGGTAATGAGGCTCTACAATCAGCAGCACAGCTTGTTAATCAGTTTGTATTTGGAACTAGCGATTTTCAGCCTCCTACTAATCTTTCAAAGCCAGTGCAGGAAGATGGTAAGGATAAGGAACTTGAACAGAAGGAACAGCAGTTTGTTAGACAGCAATTTGAAACTGCTGTGGGAGATTTGAATACTCGTATTAATAATACTCTTAAGAATACCATTGAAGCCAATATTGACCCTAAGAAATCTATGACTGATTATGTTCGCAAAAATGCGAGCAGAGAAGCTATGGAAATGCTAGAGTCAGTTTTGGGAAAGGATACCCGGTTTGTAGCATTGAAGGATAAACTGTGGGAATCCGCTTTCAAGGAGAATTTTAGTAAGGCATCTATCGACCGTATTAAATCCGCTTATTTGTCCCGAGCAAAAACACTGTTGCCAGCAGTAATTAAAAAGGCCAGAATTGACGCGCTCAAGGGACTAGGTAAGCGTAGCGATGAGGAGGAGACTCCTAATAAGAGTCCAGTTCCCGTAGGACGGCCACGTTCCATCGAAGGTAATAAAGGTGGCAAGATTTCTAAAGCGAGTGACATTCCGAAAGGGATGCGAACTATTGACTTTTTGATGCAAGATTAGTTAAAGGAAAAATCATGGCCGTTGTTGAATCACAGGTTGCGGGTCTTGAATTGGAACGTGTCATTCCAAAGATTCGCGTTCTGTTTGAAAGAGATGATAAGTTCTACGCCAACATTAAGAAGCGTGACGTAGAGAAAATCTCTAATAGACAGATGCGTGTTCCGTTGGAACTCCGTCCTGGTGGAAGCTTTCAGTATTTTAATGCTGATGGTGGAGACTTGGGACGCGGTGGTGGACCAACATTCGATAGGGCTGTCCTGACTAGTGTATTCGTTAGTGAGAATATCGAATACACTAAGTTGGCAGAATGGTCCACGAATGATGAACGTAAGGCTGTCACTAATGGTGTGCGTCGCCTTACTGCATCAGCACTTGACGAATTGCGTCGTCAGCTTGATGCTCAGATGATGCAGAGTGGTGATGGTGTTGTTGGCGTTGTCAGCGTAGTTTCTACTGCTGGTGGCGTTGATACCTATACACTTGGAACTGATGGCTTTGGCGCACGTTTGGTGCGTTATGGACAGACTGTTCAGGTGTTTGATACCACTCTTGCAACCCTGCGTGGTAGTGGTGTCATTACCAAGTGGGATGTTGAGAATAAGAGTATCGACGTAACTCCGGCTATCGTTGGTGCTATTGCCACCGATAAGTTGGTTGTTAATGGTATTGCTACTCCTACTTCTCTCCCTGCATTGTATGGTGTGCCGTATCATCATTCTAATGCTTCTACTGGCACATGGTTGGGATTTTCGCGTAGTGCAACTCCTGAGATTAGGGCGAATCGTGTTAATGGTTTGAACGCTGCATTGTCACTTCCGTTGCCACGTCTTGCGATGAACAAGATTGGTAATCGTGTTGGAATTGACAATTCGTTTAAGCCTACTGCATGGTTGCATCCTTGTCAGAAGCAGGCTTACGAGGAAATCGGACAGCTTATTTCTATTATTCAGAAGGTTGCGAAGGAAGAATCACTGAATATGTATTTCGGTGATGGTATGCAGATGGCTGGTGCTAGTCTGCGTGATTCCTTTAACTGGGACAAGAAGCGTATTGACTTCATCGTTGATGAAGTGTGGGGCCGTGCAGAGATTCTGCCCATTGGTTTCTATAAGACTGATGGACGGCATATCTTTGAAATTCGTGGTCCTTCTGGTGGTGTGGCTACTGCCGAAATCTTCTATATGGTTGTGGGTATGCAGACATTTGTTACAAATCCTGCTGCCTGTGCCTATATTGATGCTTTGGCAGTTCCCACAGGTTATTAACTGGAATTAAGGTAAAAGGAGAATTAACATGGCAGCCGATACCCTTAATTTCCAGGATTTCAGCACCGTAAATAGTCACTTTACCCTGCCTAAGACTCTGGCATCGGCAAATGTGATTGCACCGTCAGGATTTCTTACCCTTCTGACGGGTGATACTGTTGTCAAGACTATTACTCCTCCGATGACTTGTGTGCATATGCTTGCATTTAAGTTCGCGGGGGTTAATGGTGTTGATGCTACGGGTAATGTCAATACAGCTAAGGCTTCCGTCGCCGGTGAAGTTATGCTGTTGGTCTATGACCCAATTTCTGCTAAGTATTGGCCTGTAGGCTAAACAAAAAGTGGGGCGCGCATACTCATCACGCGCAATAATCATGTCTATCATAGATTTGCTCTTTACTTCTAAAATTATGAAGAAACTAGAGGAAATCTATGAGCAGGGGAGAAAAATAATGGTAAAGGTTGACGAACTTCTATTGGCGTTGCAGGAAGCTAATTTGGCTACTAATGAAATCGCAGAAGATATTGCGACATTGATGGCTCAGTTGGTTACAGGCGGATTGACTCCTGAAGAAACCGAAACTGTTAAGGGTCAGATTGACGCTCTAACTGTTAGGTTGAAGGGTGTTGCTGCTCAGTATCCTCCTCCTGTTGGTTAACAATAGTTTCTCTGGCGTATAACGCTGGTCCTTGGGGACTGGAGAAAACAATGAGTGTTGCAGGATTTTGGCGTGACCTTCGGACGGATAACCGAAGGATTATGTTGGGCGACCATGATGTAGGAACTCAGAGAATTTTCTATCTGTTTCCACAAGGCGGTGGTCCATCAGGTTCATTTACTTTTGAAACATTTACTGATTTGGCACCGCATCTCAAGAGTAGAGATATTGTGCTTTTGTCAGGTGTTTTGAAAGAACAGGCTATGACACCTGTTGGTGTCTATGATGTAACTATTGTAGGTGCTGCTAATAAGCCTCGTCAGGCTACTAATGGTGGTGTTCCTACGGGTGGTGGAGCTTCTTGGTTGGCTCCTACTACTGTTGTTGCTGGTAAATCCCTGTTGGATATCATTGAACAGGGTTGGACTGTGCAGAATGTTCAGTTTGCTCCTCCTGCTGCTTTGGATTGTATTCGTTTCCGTCGTATGGAAACTACAACTATTCCTGATGGTTCACACGGTTCCGTTATTGGTTGTTATTTCTCTACTGGTGGTGCAGCGGGTTGTGGTATTAATGTTGGTGAATGTAAACGAATTTGGATTGAAGATTGTGACTTTGAAGCACTTGGGACTGGAACTGCCATTCGTAATACTGCCGATGGTGGTGTAGCCCAGACTAATTATGGTGTTATCAAAGGCAATAGATTCCAGCGCGGTAATGCAGGGGATATCATTGTTGCTGGTAATAACTATCTGATTCAGAATAACATCTTCTATGCTAAGTTTGCGGTAGAAGGTGGTTGGAGAATCAATCTTGATGGTGGCTCACTCAACATGGTTCTTGATAATCATGTTGCTGATGTTGATGCTACCATTGCACTTGGATTTAAGAAGGGTTCTGCTGGTGATATTTGGCGAACCTTTGTTGCAACTGTTGTTGACCCGAAGGTAGTCGTTCCGGCGTAGGTCTGCATGGCGGAGAAGGGGAGAGGGTATTAGTTAGGCTCCAACTAGTATCCTCTCCCCGGAGATTATTATGGAATTAGCAGAACCAATTGAATCTATCAATCAGCAGTTAATAGACCTATTTGGCCTGGATACTGCAACTGGTCAGGCCATGTTTAGGGTTGTATGGTCGGAGGACCAGTTTGAAAATAGACTTACCACTAATACTGATTCTGGATTAGAACTTCCATTTCCCGTTATGAAGCTACTTCCTAAGTATAAACAGTGGATTAAAGAGAGATTTGTTCTTGAACGACTTGTAATTGTTCCTGAACAGAACCTTAGAGAGCTTGCAGGTATTAAACTATCGTATGAACCCCTTTGGGTATTCAAGGGTAGGAACGAAGAGTATGTTCCTCCTACTCTTTGGGGCAGTAAATTTGTCATCGACACTCTGTATGCTGCTATGGGCAAGCAGAGTTTAGCAAAATATGTGGATGAAGAAGCTAAAAATCCTACAGAAGTTCGTGAAAAGCGTATTGAAAAGCTTACGGAGGAGTTATTTGGTGATGAATCGAATATTCTCGGACGAACTATAACAGGAGAGGCTATTGTGGTGCCTCAATCGTATGAAACCACACAGAAAGAGAGCTAATCATGTCAGTAGTTGGCGAATTTCCAGGTCATCAGGCATTTAGGCGTCGAACAATTCGTGGTCCGGTGAATCCTTTGGATAAAACTACACTCGTAAGTATTTATCCATTAGAAATCATCGAAACTAAACCTACAATTCAGCCAGGAGTGTTTCTAATTCCTGCTGGTAGTTTTGATAATCCATCTGTTGTTGTAATTGGTCCAAGTAGCTGGTGGAGAGAAATTGATGAGGAACAGCCACTACTTGAAATTCCTGTTTCAAGTATTCAGATTGCAGATTCAGTTATTAAGGACTATTGCAACGGTATTTTGGGTTGTAATATGGCTGATGCTATGCCAGGACTATTTCTTGTTCCGGGTGAACATGACTTGACAGCTATTCGCAAGAATTATAAGCATGAATTGGATGCTGCTCTAGTTCGTCAGCGTAATTGGTATTCAGCATTGATTAAGTTGGCTGATTCTTTGTGGGCACGTTCTAGTGGTAATCCTCTTGCAATCAGTGATACTATGCGAATTGCAGCTAGAGAAATGAATCTTGAAAAAGACTGGATGAAAGATTTTAGAATGGTGGAAACTGTTCGCTGTAAGGCTTGTGGTGGACTACTTAATCCTATGTTTCCAGTTTGCCCAACCTGCAAGGCTATTAATGACCCTGCTAAGGCTAAGGAGTTGGGCCTCACATTCGCCACATAAGGAGGTTATATGGACTTGATTATTCTCGTCCTAGGACTTGCTCTATTGGGATTTTTGGTATGGTTGATTACTACCAAGATTCCTATGACTGAACCCTTCAAGATAGGGATTCAGATTATTGTGTTTGTTGCGGTGCTTCTGTATTTGCTTCATAAGTTTGGGGCCAATATCCCCAATGTGTTGTAATATGAAATGGATACTAATAACCGGAGTAGTGCTAATATTCGTGTATGAATTTTGGTCTGCTTGGAATGATAAGCCGGGAGACACTATCAGTGAGATAGTTTGGAAATTTGCAAAGAAGCCCATTCTACCCTTCGCATTCGGAGTATTAATGGGACATTTCTTCTGGTGAAAACATGGCAACCGTAGACCTCGTGGCATCGACAGTTCTAGCTAAAGCCGCGTCATTGATGAATGACACGAATAGGACTGTCTATACCTATGCAGCGGTTCTACCTTATTTACAAATAGCACTTCAAGAGTTGCAGGAACATTTTGAGTTGAATAATATCCCTGCAACTCAGCTTTCTTCTACAATTATTCAGGTAAACGCGGGGCTAACAGAGATAGCTTTTAATGCTGCTCCCCTTCCTGAACTACCTGATAATTTGATTGAACCTCAACAGTTATGGGAACGAGAGCGAGGTATTGACCCTTTCATTCCTATGACAAGACGAGATTATCTTCCTCATAATCTTGAGGGAACTCCAGTTGGAATGTTTAGTATTTTCGTTTGGGAAGATAATGACATTCGATTTCTTCCTTCTAATCGAAATAATGACATTAAAATTGACTATATCAAAGATATCTTTACTCCTCTGGTAGATGAAAATTCTCTCATTAACTGCATTAATGCTTCTACATTTCTTGAATATCGTTCCGCAGCCTTGTGTGCAGAATTTATTGAGCGTAACCTTGCTAGTGCTAATTCTCTTAATATCTATGCTATTTTGGCATTAGATAGAGCTACAGGTATTGGTGTTAAGGGTAAACAGACTATTATGACTCGTCGGCGTCCATTCAGAGCTGCTTATAAGCGGCGTGGGTTCATGACATGAGAGAACATGACCCAATAAGATTTGATAAATTTAATGGTCTATATAATCGGGGTGATGCAGAAGATACCCCAATGGACCATTTTTCTGAGTGTTGGAATCTAAAGTTTATTGGAGATAGTGGATTTGGAACTAGAGATGGAATTGGTCTACATCAGACTCTAGCAACTCCAACTCAAGATATCTTGAGAATCTATAATTATCCTACTTCGGATAAACAAACTCTACTTGTTCTGACTACTGGGGGAAAGATTTATCATGTAGTTGATGCCCTTACAGTATTTGGACCTATTCTTACTATTGCTACTATGACTGATTTTGGGTTTGTTCCATATGCAGGACGAGCCTATATAACTCCCTTTACCACTGAATTAGTAGCTGGAATGAATCGTGAAAGGGGACTTCAAAGTGAATTCCTCTATGTCTATAAAGGTGATGGAACTGCTGCGCGTAAAGCGGCGGGTGCTGGTCCAACTACTGCTATTGTTCCCGCGAATGGTGCTGCTGGCTATACTGATGCTGGTGTGCATATCTTTGGTTATGTCTTCGAGACTGATACGGGCTATCTTTCCGCCCCCGGAGGATTGGTAGCACATACTACTGTAGGTAATCTTGAAGTAGATTTTAGTGGTATAGCTGTATCAGGACTCGCGCATGTTACCAAGCGTCATGTTGTCGCCTCTAAAGTTATTCAAACTTATAATGGTGATGTTAACGGATACCAGCTATTTTTCATTCCCGGTGCAACAGTTCCCAATAATACGGGCACGACTCTGGCTAACCAATCATTTTATGACCAAGATTTACTTCTTGATGCTTCTCATCTTATTGATAACTTCGCGGAAATTCCGGCGGGAGTTGGACTTTGCACGTATCATAACCGACTTGTAATCTATTGTAGTTATAATAACATATCACTTGGATATGCAAGTGCAGTAGGTGAACCCGAGGCTATCAATCAGATTGATGGAGTTCTACTATTTCCTCCTGATGGAAATCCTCTTACTAATGCGGCAGAACTGAGAGATATTCTCTACTTCTTCAAGCGTAATAAGACAGGTTCATTCGTAGATAATGGTCAGGAACCTGCTTTCTGGCCTTATTCTGGTGTAGATAATGCTATGGGCTGTGGAGTTCATGGCATCGCAACAGTAGTGGATGCGGGGTCAGCTAATATTGACTATCTTATTGTATCTGCTTATAAAGGTGTTACACTATTCAATGGCAGATATATTCTTCCCGAACTTACTTGGAAAATTCAAACTCGTTGGTTAGAAAATGAATTCAAAACTAAGAATCGTATTATTCAGATGGTAAATGATTCAGTAAATCAACTCTTATATATCGTGATGACAGACCGGACTGTGATGTTTGGTAACTATGCTAATGGCTTTGACCCTAAAAATATTCGATGGTGTCCTTGGACATTCAAAATGAATGATGTAAATCCAATTTATGTAAATACTTTAGCACTTGTGAATGTAAGTGAACTCATATTTGGATTGGCACAGGTGTAGCCATGTCACTTGTAGTTCCTGATGCAGCGGAAGTTAGATTTTTACAGCTTATTCTTAACCTGAATATGACTATCAGGATATTTGGGAATAATGCTACCCCCGGTCCATTAAGTGTAGCAGCTGATTTTAATGAAATTGCTGGCGGGGGTTATGCGAATAAACCAATAACATTTGCAGGATGGTCATTTACAGCTAATGCCCCATCATACGGTATTCATACTAAGCAATCATGGACATTTACGGGAGCTATAAATGCTCCGGGAACAATATACGGTTATTTCATTACACGAGATTCTGATGGACTACTGATGTGGGCAGAGCGATTTCCACCCGCTGCTGTTCCATTTACGCCTATTGTCGGTAGCTTGGTTGAGGTAACTCCCAAGTTTACAGGAAGTAGCGTATTCTAATGATTATTTCAGACGTTCACTATATTCTTTGGTTCGCTGATTTAGCGGAGTATAATGCTGCTGTCGCTGCTACAGGAGGCGGTAGTGGATTCAAGAAAAATCCTGAATATGCGGCAGCTCTTTTAGGTATTACATGGCCTCCTGCGGGTGGTGGTCCAATTACGGGAACAAAAGGAATTCTTAATGCAGGACCATATAATATATATGGATACTTTCCTGACCCCTCTGTTCTTCCGACAAATGTTGATAGTGTTATTGTAGCTCCAGCAGCCGGTTATCCTCCAGCATTTCATCCCGCTGGACAGTATTGCACTTTTCAGTGGTATGGAGTTGTTGTATATTCTCCCAATGAGGTTACGGGGGGAGTTCCACCAGCAACTCCTATGCCTCAGCGCAGATGGATTGCTGGACAAGAACATACTAATACATCTCATGAGTTGGGAGATGGTTATACTAATTTTGGGAGCCGAGAGGCTTCTCGCACTATGGATGGAATGGGAATAACTATTTGTGGAAATAATACTTCAGGCCAGATGTTACGCCTTGTAGATGCGTTTAGACCAGGATTAACTCCTAAAAATTCTTGGGAACGCTTTTACATTAGAGTTAGAAGTTTACCTACTGCTGGAACTCAACGATTCTGGAGATTTCATACCACTATTAATAGTGTTAATGGTGGAACTATAGGTATTACTACTGCTGGTGAAGTTATTGCGGAAAATCTTCCTGCTACTGGTATATATTCAACTCTTGGAACTACTACTCCTTTAGTTCTAAATAAATGGTATCTAATTGATGTCATTCTAAATTTGCCTCCCCTTGCCGGGGATTCAGGTAGAATTAGAGTGTTCATTAATCATGTTCTAGCAATAGACGCTACTAATAATAGTGGTGGAGGTATTGATTTTCTATCTACTCATACTTATAGTGCATTTGCAGACGGTGCCGCAGATGCAGATGTTATATTAGATTTTGATGACTGGATGGGAGCAGATGTTCCTGAATTTGGGGGAGTAGAATCTCTTGATAGTATTGATTGGTTACTAGGAACTCATGTTCGTTCTGCCCATGTAATTTCTGGAAATATGGGAACATGGTCAGGAGATATAGGATTTGCTAATCAATTTTTCGACCCCCAATTTGCATCTAATTCTACTCCAAATTCTACTACTCCACTAGATACAATAGAAGGATTAACTGATGTAACAGATACAGAAAGATTTCCTCCGGGAGCTGTTTTAGGAGTTGCTTCTATTGCTTCTGGCGTTATGGCAACTCAACTTTCTGGTTCTGCTACAGCTAGAGTTGGATATAAACTTGCGGGTGGCGCAACTGTTTGGACAGATGTTACTGTCAATACTAGTCCAAATTGGAAATATGGTTATTATAATCCTTCAGGATTAACTTTACCCTTTATAGCTAATCCCTTTAGTGTTTTGTTTGAAAAGGCTAATAATGTTACTAATACATTTGTTTATGCTCTTGCAGGATTAGTTGAATATGTTGGAATATGGGGTAGAGAGGACGACCCAACTTTACCAATAGATTTGTCTAATGTTTCTAACTTTCATAATGCTAGATTTGCCAATACTCAATGGGGATATCCTAATCTTGGACCTGTATCTGCTCCTACTTATGCTATAGGTGGAACTTATGTAGGAAATGGAACAACTCAAGATATTGACCTTCCGGCTCCAGTTAGTTTTATTTGGATTCGTCCTCTAACTGGTTCATCTTCCGGAGTTTATTACATTGGACCTCATGTTTCTCCGCATATTGGACTTCAAATGCGGGGAGTATGTAATTTAATTGTTAGAGTTTGGTGTGATGACACTGGACAACATAAATTTACTGTTACTGGTTCACAAATTTCTAGTAATGCTAATGGAGTTACTTTTCAGTATATTGCATTTTGTGACCCCGGAATGAGGTTTAATGCTACAGGTGTATTTGATGCACCCTGGACTTATGCTTCTTATTCAGTTCCACTTTATTTAAGTGATTTTACTCCCGAAGCAATGATAATAACTCCTGATTATTTAGAAAATAATACTTCAACTGAACTTTATAAATATAAGGGTCCGGGACAAGTTGGAACTACTGGAGCAAAATTAGGGGGTGGAACTGCATATGCTAATTTTGGTAGTTTTTCAGCAGGATTATTTTCAGCTTTAGCAGATTCTATTGGTTTGAATCTCCGAACACAACAGGTTTATAGTGCTTGGAGAATGTTGGACCCTGAAGGATATCTCATGGTTCAACTTACGGGATATATTGGTGATGGCACGGGATTCAAAGTAATTAATCTACCCCATGCTTCTGGTAGATATCCACTTTTTGCTTTTGTAGTTTCTAGAAGTGGAACTAGTTATTCAAGAGACCCTTCTCATGTTGGTAATCATAGCACAGCTATTGGTGCATTATCTGATAGCACTAGTGCTATCGTTGGTGGTGGAATTGACCAACTTTTTGTTGGTTCCACACTAAATTCTAATGGTGTAATTTATGATGTATTCGTAATACTAGGAGATTCTACCGGATGGAATAACGGAACATTTTATCCCCCCGGTATTAGTGCTCCGGGAAATTGGAGCGAACCTCCTTATAATCCACCAGACCTTCCAATTATAACTGGTGATGGAGGAATGAACTTTAATGGAGATGTTCCACTATTAGCAGTTGAAAATTTATCTGGAATTTATACATTAGTTCCAGGTAAAACTGATGATACAATATATACTGGTATTGCAGACGATACAGTTGACGTAAAGAAACCAGACCCTACATTCAAGACGGGGTATGTCGGTGGCTAAGAAGAATCAGGGCGGCGAATATGAACATCATATTGTAAGCGTTCGCTTACGTGTGGTAGGAAGTGGCAATTTGCAACTTTCTTTAGCTGATTTGGATGATATTCAGGTCCAAAATTTAGTTCCTATTGCTATGCAGGCAACTACACGATTTGAACCTACTCGATTAGCAAATCTTCAATCTCAGAGGATTAGATTGGTCGGAAAAACGACTGAAATTGATGAAACTTTCACAATTCAGCGTATTTTGATGTTTGTGAAGCCTGTTGCGATGGAGTATCCGGCATAATGCCTGACGCACTTGATAGACTAAAATCTCAACTGTTAACTTCGGGTTTACAACAGGAGAATTTTGCTCTATTTCAGGTAATTAATCAATTAATTGACTATTTGCGAGGTAATATTGATGCAGTTAATCAAGCAGTTAGTGGTGGTGGAGGCGGTGGGGGTGGTGGAGTAGGATTACTAGGTGCCACATATCTTACAAAGAATAAGGAGGTTGGACTTCCTAATTCTTTGCAAACTATAGCTGGCGCTGGAATTCAATTTAATGATGCCAATGGTCGTAGAGTCATTTCTACTGCTATACCATTTATAATGGATGGTGGTGAAGATGGAGAAGAAGGCCCACAGGGACCACCAGGAAGAATAGGTATAGATGGTATATCTGGTATAAATGGTATTCCAGGTATGCCCGGTTTAGATGGTGAAGACGGGCAAAATGGAGAGCCAGGAAGCATAGGACCACAAGGAAATCAGGGTCAAATTGGACAGTCTGGATTTCCTGGTCCTCCGGGATTAGATGGTTCTGAAGGTGAAATAGGAGAATGGGGTATACAAGGTCCACAAGGTATACAAGGTTTAACAGGCGGAAATGGTGGACTTGTATTTTGGTTTGACCCTACTGATGCTTCTGATATAGCAGGATATTTTAAGGCTCTACTTAGTCCTTCTCCTAATGCTGAATCTACTATTGTTCAAGTATGTGCAGGAGTAGGTGATAATCTATTAGCTAGTTTTGTTAGTGAGCCAGGAATTCCGGGGGCATATTGGCTTGAAACTGGTGGAATGTTTAGGCATATTCATACTGCTGTTACGACAGTAGGAGGGTTTGCTAGATTACTTATCGAAATGTATTACTGCGATGCAGATGGAACAAATGAAACTCTAATTGGTTCATCTTATTCCGACCCTACTACTGATACATCAGTTGATGAAGTTAATTGGGATTTGTATCAACTTTCTCGACTTGCATTAGACCCTACTAAGAGGCTTGTATGGAAACTATATGCAGCTAGAGTTTCTGGACCAGCTAATGTTAGTGTAACTACTTATTTTGAAGGCGCGACTCATCAATCTTATGTTGGTGCTACAGTAACAGCAGGTGCAGTAGGTCCGCGAGGACCAAGTGGAATTAATGGAATAGATGGAATCCCTGGATATGATGGAATAGATGGACAGGATGGAGCTGATGGTTCTCCGGGTAGAGCTGTTGCAATATATGAACAACCAACAGAACCTCTAAGCGCATATCCCGGTGATTTTTGGATTGTTCCTTAAAAGGATAATAACATGAGTTATGCAGCCAATACAAGTATGACTAATACTATTACTAGTGATGCTCAATTTAGAGCTTGGGGATTAGCCTATGCAGCTAAATTTGCTTCAATGGGATGGATTCAAACAGCAGATACAGGACAAATAAATTGGGTTACAGTTCTAACACCCGGAGCAGGAAATACTGTTAGGGGATATGAAATTTGGCGCATGGATGATGCGCTTCAAGCAACTGCTCCTATTTTTCTTAAGATTGAATATGGTTCTGGTGCGGCTGCTGCTAATGGTTCAGTTTGGATTACCCTGGGTAATGGAAGTGATGGTGCGGGTGCATTACTTGGTGTAACATCTACAAGACAGCAAGTTCAATGCACGGCTACAGCAGGTGCTATTCCACACTATTGGTCTGGTGACACTAATAGATTGATTGTGGGAGTAATTGGTGCTTCTGCTGCTACATCTATGCTATTTGGAATTGAACGCACAGTTGATGCAGCGGGAGTTGTAGCAGGTGAAGGAGCATTACTAATTTTTCGTGGGAGTTCTATTTGGGGACAACAGGCTTGGAATCAAGCTATTGGTCCGTATACAGCTACTTGGGAAGCTTCCCTAGGTGCTATGGGTGCAGCAGTAGCTCCATTTGGAGTAACTGGACTTCAAGTAGCTATATATCCAATATATCATAATAAAGGCGTATTTTGTAATCCTGGATATAATGCTCTTGTATATGAAAATGCGACTATTGGAACCCTCGCGACTATTAATTTTAATGTTTATGGTGCTGCACATACTTATTTTACTCTAGGTTCTACAAATTTCGGTAGTGCAGGACGAGGAGGATTTACTGCTGCGGCACTAATGATGAGGTATGAATAATGGCTAATGAACTCCAGCCAATAATTATCATATCCTTAGATTCTATCCTCCTACCTAGTCCCTTGGTAGGTTCGATAGTATTACAGGATATGCAAACTGAATCAGCGATGAGAACAACAAGTTTCCCAAATTCAACGCAGATTCCGACTATTTTTAGTAACGTAAGAATCAAACGTCCTGATGGGACTTGGGCACATATAGTTCAGGTTGGTGGAGTTCATCTAAGATTACCTGATGGGACATGGCAGATATTTAATTAGGAGATAACAATGGCTAGAATTCCTACAAGACTTGCGGGACCGGCTCAGGTTAGTAATGCTGCTGCAACCAAATATACAGTTCCAGCACTTACTAAGACTATCGTTCGCCATGTTCACATTGAGAATCCCTCTGGTGCAGCTGTAACATTCACTATGTCTATTGGTGCTGATGCAGCCGCTACTAGACTATTCGATGCGTATAGCATCGCGGCTGGTGCTGTGCTTGACCATTTCTGTTACTATGTAATTGATGCAGCAGAGATTATTCAGGCACTCGCAGGAACTAATAACATCTTGACACTCACTATTGATGGTGATGAAATTGTCTTGGGATAGTGTTTTTGACCGTCTAATGGGGCATGAGGGTAACTATTCTAATGACCCTAATGACCCCGGTGGGGAAACTAAATGGGGTATATCCAAACGGGCATATCCCCATTTAGATATCCAAAATCTGACTAGAGATGAAGCTAAACGTATCTATTATTGGGATTTTTGGATTGCTATTGATGCTAAAGATTTACCGGATGGAGTAGCATTCCAACTATTTGATTTCGCAGTAAACTCAGGTATTCAAACTGCAATTCGTCATTTTCAACGAGCATTAGGCGTTGCAGATGATGGTCATTGGGGTCCAATTAGTCAGGGAGCTGCTAGTATAGCAAGTGAAACTGACATGATTATGCGAATTAATGCAGAAAGACTAGAGTTCATGAGTAGACTAAAAAACTGGCCTTATCATGGTAAAGGATGGGCCAGAAGAATAGCTCAGAATTTGAGATATGGAGCAGAAGATTCATGATAAATAAGGCTAGGGCATTAAAACCTGAAGATTTAGAGAAAATCAGGGAAATTCAGCAGAAATTCTATCCTGATTATCCTTTGCCCGACTTCGCACATGACCATTATTGTGCATTTGTAGTAGAAGATGATGAAAACAAGATAGTATTGGTAGCGGGGCTTCGACCGACCGCTGAAATACTATTATTCGCTGATAAAGACATGGGACAGATTAAGATTGTTAAGGCGTTACTTGAAGCAAAGAACGCTTCTCTATATGTTGGAAAGAGATTCGGATTAAATGAACTAGTAGCATATGTCGAAGGTGACGATACTTTCGCTAAGGGACTAATTAAACATGGATTCTATCCTCGCAGTTCAGCCTTTTCAATAAAGGTGCCACATGGGTGATAAGAACGCTGACCGTAACAAAGACCTATCTAATGTAGGAAATGCTGCGGGGTCTTGGTATAACAATCTGATGAGCCAGCAGACTCCTCTTGAGAAGGAGTATATTCCACAGAGTCAGGAAATGTGGAATACCTACATGACTGGCAAAGATATGAATCTTGCCGATTATAGCAATATAATGGGTGGATATCAGAACTTTGGCAATCAAGTTTCTCAGCAGGGTCCAACTAAATTTGGATTCGAGAGAGTAGCAGCTGACAATCCCAAGGAACAGCAAGAAGCATATGGGTATATGCGTGAAGCTGCACCAGGATACAGTGAATTCTCTCGAACTGGTGGATATTCGCCTACTGATATCCAAGAACTCCGAGCGCGTGGTGTAGCTCCGATACGCTCTGCATATGGTAATACCATGATGGAGCTTAATCGTGCTCGCGCGCTTGGTGGAAGTGGTGGCGCACCTAATTATATCGCTGCTACTAGTAAGGCTCAGAGAGAAATGCCAGGTCAGATGGCTGACGCTATGACTGGCGTAAATGCTCAACTTGCACAAGATGTTAGACAAGGTAGACTTGCTGGATTAGCAGGATTGACTGGTATTGGTAGCACAATGGGCGGCCTAGCCAGTCAAGATGCTGGTAGAATGTTACAAGCTGGAATGGCTAATCAAAATGCAGACCTTCAGGCACAACAACTATCTGAACAGTCTTTGCAGGCTTTGAGAAATACTCAGTTGGAGGCTCTTAGGGGCCAAACTAGTCTATATGGAACTACTCCAGGTCTTGCATCTACATTTGGAAATCAGGCTTTACAGGCTTATCAGAATAGAATCAATCTTGAACAGTTGAGGAATCAGACTGGTCTTGGATTACTTGGTAAACAGATTGATGCGTATGGTGGACAGCAATCTAGTGAACCGTGGTGGAAACAGGCTCTAGGTATGGCTGGTTCTGCTATGGACATGTTGGGTCAGCCTAAGACTAATGCTCCTACTAGTATGGGTCCATCAGGTTCTACACCGATGGGATATAATACTCCCAATAATATGCAGGGAACTTCATTCCAGGGCTATCAACCTAGTATGCCTACTGGAACTCCAGGTAACTATCAGCCTCAGACTTCTGGTAGAGTTACAGGATATACTGACCCTCAGACAGGTGTATATTATCCTCCTGATTCATTGAGTAGTCCCAATTATGGTAATCCCTATAGTAATCCCTATGACCAGTATAATGACCCTTACTTGAACCCCAATCTTGGACTAGGATGGCAGGGTGGGGGATGGGATACTGGTGGTGGAGGATATGACCAGTGGAATGGTAATTTTGGTGGATGGGCTAATGACCCTTGGGCAGGATATAATTTTGGCCCTGAATATTCTGGTCAAAATAGTTATGGTAATCCGTGGGACTATGGCACTTACTATAACGGTTAAAGGACACGAAAATGCCTAACTTTCTTGAGTATTTGAGACAGCAGAACATTTTCGGTCAACCTCCTATGATTGGAAATGACCTTCCACAGCAGGGTGGAATCACTGGACGTATGCCCTATCCTGCT